TTGTAATATGATAACAACGAATCCAGATAAATACATTAGAAAGGCAATTTTTGACCTATTGAATGATATTGTTGTATCAGGCAAAACGATTAAATGCTTTGATAGTAGAATTGCAGGGAACTCAAAAGTTTCTAATTATATCTTACTAACTAATCAAACAAAAAGTATTGAAAAGGCAAATAAATGCGAGTACCGTTGGAACTCTTCCGTATTAATAGAGATATTTACCAAGACAAGCTCTCAGGGGAATGCTGGCAGTAGGCTATTATTAAACGATATTGAGCAATCGGTAAGCGATTTATTATTGCCACAAATTACAGTTGACAATTTTGACGTTGTTACTCAGGATTTGAGCTACAATACACAATTAGAATCAGTTACAGACACAGAAAACATTTACCGAAGTTTTTTAACTTTGGAATTAACATTAAATTAAAAAAAAATTATGGCAACACCAATCAAAGGAGAAGTAGGAATTCTTTATGTAGCAGACGGAGCATCTTACAAGCCAGTAGCTTGTTTGACTTCAAACAGTTTATCAACAGCCGTTTCGGTTATTGAATCAAACACAAAATGTAACCCTGGAGTTACAAAAATCCAAGGAGGTATCTACTCTTACACTTTAGACGCTGAAGGAGAGTACATTGACACAACTTCTGTTGGAGGAGACGATACAAAAGTATCTCACGACTTTTTAGTTGATTTACAACTTGACAAAGCATTAGTAAATTGGAAATTAGTTACTGGAGTAACTGGAGCAGTTTACTACGGTAGTGCTTTAATTTCTGACTTATCTTTGGATATGGGATCAGGCGATGACTTAGCGACTTTCTCTCTTACATTAAATGGAGACGGAGAAATTTCAACAGTTGATCCATTAGACTAAGACATATTTTAACCAAACAATCAAATTATGAATAAAGTAGTATTATTAGAAAAAGAGTTCCATTTTGGAATAGGGTTTTTAAATGAATTGTTAGACGGAACAGGTTTAAGACTTGACGAATTAGGCACACAAGCCGATGCGGTTTTAATTCCTAAAATGATGTATTATTCATTATTATATTCTTACAAAAGAAAGGCTCAGGAAATAGATTTTACTATGTATAACGTGAATGATTGGATTGATGAAAATGGAGGCGTAGGAGGCGATTTTTGGAATAATTTCCACAAAGCCTTTAATGACTCGATGAATAAAGACGTCCCAGTTGACAATAGCAAAAAAAAAGTGAATCCAGAGAAATAGATTTTAAAGCGGATGTTATCGCTTTTGCTTGTGGCGAACTTGGAATTTTGCGTTTAAGTGATGTTTATGATATGACTTTCGCAGAGTTCCAAATTCGCCTTTTTGCGTATAAAAGAATGGAGTTAAGAGAATGGGAAAAGGTCAGACAAATAGCTTGGAGTGCATTTATAGCTCCACACCAAGACCCAAAAAAGTTACCTAAGTCAATAGACAAGTTTATGAAGTTGGGAGGTAATGAAACAAAACGAGGAGTTAGTGATGAACAAAAAGAAAACTTCTTAAAAGCATACAAAGAATATTTAAACCAGAAAAAAAATGGCTAAATTACAAGTAGAGTTAGGAGCTGACATATCCGAGTTAAAGGATAAATTAGCCGAAGCACAAGTATTACTCGAAAAATTACAAAAGCAAAAGGTTGAAAAGATAAAAGTTGGTCTTGACACTCTAAATTTGCAAAAGCAAATAAATGATGCAAAAACTAATATTTCAAGCTTAACAAAAGCTATAAATGCAAATTCAGCCGCACAAGTTACAAATTCAAAAGCAACAGCAAACGGATCGAGTACATTAACTCAATTCTCTCGTATTGCTCAGGATGCTCCTTTTGGTATAATGGGTATTGGAAACAACTTAACTGCAACAGCTGAGAGTTTTGGATACTTATCACAATCCGCTGGTGGTGCTGGAAATGCTTTAAAAGCTGTTGGAGCTTCTTTATTAGGTCCTGGAGGTCTTATATTAGCAATTTCTGTTGTTACAAGTGGGCTTACATATATGGCTCAACAAGGGTTATCAGTTGGAGATGTATTTAGCAAACTAACTGGAACTTATGATGAATATGGAAGTGTTTTAAAGAAAGCAACAGAAGAGGGGACAAAGTCAGCAATTCAAGAAACATCTGCTTTAAAAGGACTTGTTGCAATAGCTCAATCTGAAGCAGAATCAAAAAGAATACGTTTAGAGGCTGTTGATAAATTACAAAAAATGTATCCTAATTATTTTGGCAATTTGTCAAAAGAGGAAATAATGTACGGGAATATTACTGGAGTTGTTGATGACTTGTCAAGAGCTTTAATTAATAAAGCTATTGCTGAAAAATTATCTGAAGCAGCTGTTGAGCCTACTTTGAAATTATGGCAAGCAAATCAAAGATACAAAGATGCTGTTGTAGATTTAAGAAAAGCCGAACAAGATCTTGTTAATTTTAGAAACAAGCCAAATGTAAGTGCCTCTCAAGTTGCAATGTTCAATGCTAAAATTGTTGGAGCTGCAAATGACAAAGTAAAAGAGGCAATTGCAGATATTCAAAATTATAGTAATCAGGTTGATAAAATTAACCAGAAAATAGAAATGACCTCTAAGGCTGGTGCAAAAGCAATTGTAAAGCCTGGAGCAAGTGAAAAACCTCAGCCGAAGCCTAAAAAATACAAAAATCCTAATCCAAATTTTGATCCTGGTACTCCATTTATTGGAGGAGGCATTGTTAATCCAAATTCTGGAATTGTAACTCCAGACTTAGGAGTTGACAAACAAGCTATTGAAGCAGCACAAAAATTAAAAGATGGATTAGCTTTTCAAACGGAATTAATTAAAGAATTTGATGCAAATGCAAATACTTTAATTGAAAATAGCATTGCAAATACATTTAGTAATTTAGGAAATGCTATTGGAGAAGCACTTGCAACAGGTGGAAATGTACTTAAAGCGGCTGGAAATAGTATATTACAAAGCATGGGCAAGTTTTTATCAGACATGGGAGATATGCTTATTAAATACGGTACTTTAGCCGTTTTAAAAGGTAAACTTGACTTAGCTATTTTAACTGGAGGACCAGTTTCAATTGCGGCTGGAGTTGCAGCAATAGGAGTTGGAATTGCATTAAAAGCAATTAGCGGAGCAATTGGAGCAAAAGCAAATGCGGGTGCTACTGCTGCATCTTCTGGAGGCGGAAGCCAAAGAGGTGCAATGTCAAGCGGAGCCGATGTACAAAGTCCAACAAGCTCAGTAAATAGCGGAGGAGGTTTTAGTAATAATGGCGGAACAGTTGTTTTTGAAATATCAGGACAAAAATTAATCGGAGTATTAAGTAATACATTAGGAGCAAATCAAAGATTAGGCGGAAACTTAGCAATAGGAAATTAATATGGCTTTTAGAAAAATAATAATAGAATTTACAGAAAATCCATCTGTCGGAAACGCTTTTAGTTATGAAATAGATGTTTTAGGAAGTCCTTTTTTATATCCGAATGGATTTACTACTTTAAATTTAGATTTTGTAAGCGGATCCGATGTTGCTTATGAGTCAATAAGTATAAAAAGCACTTTAACCGATACAATCAATAATACTTTAAACTTTTTAACAACTTACTATTCAAGTCCTTATATTGGTTATTCTAAGATGGGAGACTCAATTGAGGTTTTATTAAATTTTAATGACGCAGTTGTAACTTATCCGTACGAGCCAAGTGATAGTATTTTAATTTCAGACGATGCTTATAGTCCAGACGTTAACTACAAACTAAAATATTTAGTTCAATGGGTTGATACAGAGGGATTTGATTACTCAGTAAGAATATACAAAAAAGGTTATACTGGAAGCTCAACAAGCGTTTCAGGTTATGCTGTTTTAAATTATGGTTCTGTAAATAACAATTTAGATGCTGTAAGAGGAAACGGATTGGATTTAAGTTTAAACGCTACTACTGATTTAACATTAGAGGATTTATATACAGAGGACGAAAATTCTTTCTCTGTTAAAATGTATCGAAAAAATAAACTTTTGTTTGACGGATTTTTAAAGCCAGACGGAGTTTATCAATCATTTGTACAAGACCAATGGATATTAAATTTATCATGCGTTGATGGATTAGGTTTGTTGCAGGATTTGGCATTTGTTCAAAGTAATGGTTTACAATGGATTGGAAAGCAAAGAGCAATTGACGTAATTTATAATTGTTTGCAAAGAACAGAATTGCAAATGAATATCAATACAAGCGTAAATATTTATTATAATGGTTTGACTCCAAGCGATACTTTGGATCCTTTACACGAGGTGCATGTAAGCGTTAACAGATTTGTTAAGGATGACAACGACACGATTATGAATTGTAATGAGGTTTTGACTTCTATTTTAAATTTATTTAATGCGGTTATTTGTCAAAACAATGGGCAATGGTACATTTATAAACCAAACGAAATTTATGCAAATTCAATTGTAAAATTTAGACAATATAGCGAAACAAATAATACTTACATAAAATTAAACACTATTAATTTAGGTTTTAATTTAGGAAGTCAAGTTAATAATTATTATCCGCATCATTCTGGAGGTAACCAACAAATTCAAATAAAAGGTTCTGTTTCAGCAGTTAGATTGAATTACAAATATGTTTTGTAAAATCTTTAAATGCAAATCCAAATTTAACCCATACAGAAAAAGTATATCCAGGTTGGACTGTAATAAACGATGCTTATGTTATAATTGATCCATTAAAGACACAAGGATTAATTTCGGCAGTTGTTATTCCAAGTGGAATGTTTCCAACTGTTTATCCAATTATGTACTCTGACGATGTTGCATTAATTGCAGGAGATACAATTAAAGTAGCTTTAAGAGGAACTTTGACAGGGTCGTCACAACAGGCGAACGCAAAATTTAGAGTTACATTAACACAAAGTTCTGGAGCTGTGAGTTATATGCGTTTAAATGGTACATGGTCAGCGACAGAAGAGTTTATTGTTTTGGGAATGAATCCAAATTTTGACATAACAATTCAATCTCAAGCATTACCAGCATCAGGAGATATAAGTTTGACAATTTTCCAAGCCTTACAAACATTTTCAGGAACTGGAAATTATGAGTTAACTTTTGCAGACGTTCAAAATAGTGCAACAGCTTCAAGTGCTGGAGCAGTTGGGGAATTTCATTCAGTACAAAGACAAAACAGACCAAGTTCAATATCAAAAGATACTATAACAATTTACAACGGGGATAGTCCATCGTTGATTTATGAGGGAGCTATTTATGAGGATGACGATACAGTCCCAACATCAACATGGTTTCGTAAAGGAAAAACAGAAAATAAACCAATATTGCAAATTGCTGTTGAAGATATTTTAAGAGCACAACAAAAGCCTCAAAAAGTATTTTCCGGAGATATTTATGGATTTATGCCTTATTTATCAATTGTCAATATTGATAATTTAGAAGGTAAGTTTATGCCGATTGAATGGAGTTTTAATGCATTAACAAATGTGACCAGTGTTAAATTATTGGAGATTTTTGCTAACGAATTAACAGACATCGATTATACTTATGCTTTAGATTACGGAAATACAACAAAGGTAACAATCACGTCATAAATTTTAATAAATTTGTACTATGGAATACTACAAAGGCGAAGAGCGAATATTATATATAAAAATTTCAGGCGAATATACGCCGATAGGTTGTTTAACTGATAATTCATTTAGTGAAAGCTCAGACACAATCGACACAACGACAAGAGATAACGGAGGTTGGGTAACCAGCCGTCCGACAATGCAAAATTATTCTATTGGATTTAACGGAATACAAGTTAATTCCACAATGGCTGGGGGAGACTTTGGAGTTGCAAGTTATGACCGTTTAAAAGAGCTAAAAAGAGGTCGCCAATTATTAGAGTGGAAAATTCAAGGCGAAAATTTCCCAGTTGTTGATTATGGTAAAGCATACATAACTGACATATCAGAGGCGGCTCCAGTAAATGAACTAATCACATTTAGCGGAACTCTTAACGGATTTGGACAGCCTTTAATGGCATCATACGCATTAGTTTTATTAAACGATGGCGATCCAAGCGTAATAGTTCAAGACGGAAACACAAATTTAATAAAAGTATAAAAATGGCAATAGATCCAACAACTACAACGACCGTTAAGGTTGGCGAACTCGCAAGTGCGGGGTTTAATACAACGGACTTAATACCTCATGAGGTAGCGGGTATTTTAAAGAAAGGAAATTTACAAGACTTAGCTACTTTTATAGGTTCTATTATTTCAACTGACGGAGCTGTTGGTTTTAGAGCTGTTAATGTTAATGACGGAGAGACTTTACCAGCAACAACAGAACAAGAATTTATATTAGTAGGTCCTGGAACTTATCCAAACGTTGGAGGAGGTGCCACAATTACAACAACTGAGCCTTTGAACGCTTTAGTATCAAATGGGACTTATTGGTTTATTGGAGTTGAGATTCCAATTACAGCGACTGGAGTATGGGGAACGATTACAGGGGTTTTAAGCGATCAAACTGACTTGAATGATGTATTGGAATCTAAAGCCGATTTAATTGACGGAAAGGTTCCTAATTCACAACTTCCAAGTTATATCGATGACGTTGTTGAGGTTGCAAATTACGCAGCTTTGCCGGCATCAGGAGAGACAGGGAAAATTTATGTAACAATTGACAACGGAAATGTATATCGTTGGTCTGGTAGTGCTTATATAAGAATTGCTGACTCTTCGGCTGTATGGGGAACTATAACAGGAACATTAAGCAATCAAACTGATTTGCAAAATGCTTTAAATGGTAAATTTAATAATCCAACCGGAGACACAACTCAATACATTGCAGGAAACGGAACATTAGTTAGTTTTCCAATTGCTGGACAAGCCGGAACAATAGTTAGGGAGGTAAGAAATACAACTGGATCAACTTTGACAAAAGGGACTATTGTTTATATTTCTGGGGCTTCTGGAAATAAACCAACAGTTACAAAAGCAATTGCGACAGGCGATTCAACATCGGCTCAAACTTTTGGAATGGTACAAGCGAGCATTTCAAATAACTCAAATGGATATGTTGTTTGTATGGGAGATTTGACAGGCTTAGATACTTCGGCACTTACAGAGGGTGCTCAATTATATTTGTCATCAACAACTGCTGGAGCTTATACAACAACAAAACAAACGGCTCCGGCTCATTTGGTTTATATTGGAGTAGTTACTCGATCACACGCAACGCAGGGGCAAATTGAGGTTAAAATACAAAACGGATATGAATTAGATGAAATTCACGATGTAGCAATTAGTTCGGTTGCTAACAATGAAGTTTTAGTTTATGAAAGTGCAACTGGATTATGGAAAAATAAAACAATTCCAACTATTTTAGGATATACTCCTCAAGCTCAATTGAGTGGAACTGGATTTATAAAAGCATCGGGTACAACAATAAGTTATGATAATACTACTTACGTTCCAACTTCAAGAACAATAACAATTAACGGATTTGGATACGATTTAAGCTCAAATGTTAATTTTACTATTAACCCAGGTGTATGGGGACAAATTACAGGTGCACTTTCAAACCAAACAGACTTACAACAGACTTTAAATACAAAAGAGGGTACAATTAGCGGAGGTACTACATCTCAATATTGGAGAGGGGATAAAAGCTGGCAGAATTTAAATAAAACAGCGGTTGGGTTGGCAAACGTTGACAACACTACTGATTTAGGCAAGCCAATTTCAACGGCTACTCAAACGGCATTAGATTTAAAAGTACCAACGTCAAGAAGTATCACTATTAACGGAGTAGGTTATAATTTAAGTGCAGACGTAAACTTTAATATTGGAGCTGGAGTTTGGGGGCAAATTACGGGTACACTTTCAAACCAAACAGATTTATACCAAACTTTAAATACAAAAGTTCCAGCGGATAGAACAATTACTATCAACGGAGTAACTCAAAGTTTGACAACTGATAGAAGCTGGACAATTTCAGCTGGTATTGGCGGAACTGGAACAAATGGATATGTAGCTTTTTGGAATGGAACATCAAATCAAGCTGGAGATAGTAATTTATTTTGGGATAATACAAATAAAAGATTAGGAATAGGAACAACAAGTCCTTCGACAATATGTCATTTATATAAAGCATCTTATCCAGTATTAACTATTCAAAGTAGTTCTTATCAATCAAGTTTAGGAATTGATACTTCAAGCGGAACATTAGTATTAAATAATGAAAGCAATGGCGCTTTAGCTTTTAATACAAATGCCACAGAACGTATGCGTATCACTTCAGGTGGAAACGTAGGAATAGGTGTTATTCCACAATTTACAATTGGAGGTTATGTTTCAATGGAAATAGGAACGGCTGGGTTATTATATTCAACAACCAATACAAATAATAGTACAGTTACACTTGCTTCAAATGTATATTATAATGGAGGTTGGAAATATAAAAACAACTCTGGAGCTTCTTTATTTGGTCAAAATGACGGAAGTTTTACTTTTGAAACTGCGCCAACAGGAACATCAGGTTCGAGCGCTACTATTACCGAACGTATGCGTATCACTTCAGGTGGTAGAGTTGGAATAGGATTTACAAGTCCTGTTGCTAAACTTTCAGTAAGAGGAGAAGATAATACCTCATCAAATTATGCTTTTGAAGCTGCTAATGGTAGTGGGGCAAGTCTATTTTACGTTAGAAATGATGGAGCTACTGTTGCTGTCGGTACAATAACATCTTCTGGAGGCTTTTTTAACTCTGACATAAGATTAAAAGACATTATATCACGAGACGAAGATGTGATTGAATTTACTTGGAAAGACGGTAGAGACAATAAAAAACATATCGGGGTAATCGCTCAAGAAGTACAAAAGTTATATCCTGATATGGTTCAAGAAGGAACAGATGAAGAAAAAACATTATCAGTAAATTATATTGAATTATTGGTTCTTAAAAATAGACAATTAGAAAAACGTATAGAGTCTTTAGAAAAATTAATATCTAATTCTAAATAAAATGGCATATGTTTACCAACACATAAGGGAAGATAATAACGAAGTTTTTTATATTGGAATAGGAAGCGATAAATCTTTTAAAAGGGCTAATGAATTCAGTTCTGGCAGAAATAGTTATTGGAGGAATATCAAAAATAAAACTAACATAAAAGTAAAAATTATATATAAAGACGTATCTTGGGATGATGCTTGCGAAATAGAACAATTGTTAATAGATATGTACGGGAGAAAAGACTTGATGAAAGGAACTCTTGTTAATATGACTGACGGAGGAGATGGTTCTGTTAATATAATAGTTTCTAAAGATACTAGGGAAAAGCTTTCAAAAGCTGGAAAAGGTAGAAAAATGAGTCAGGAATTAAAAGATAAACTTTTTAATTTAAAAATAGGAATTCCAAGAAAAGAAGAAACTAAGCAAAAATTAAGGCAATATACTGGAATAAAAAGTTCAAAATCCATACAATTAATTAATACAGATACAGGAGAATTATTTGAATCAATTATAGACCTTGCATCTAAATATAATATAAAATACCGAGTAATATTAAACAGATTAAATTGCAATAAAAAATCAAGAGACAAAAGATTGTTTAATATAAAGGTAATAAGTAAAGAAGAGTATATAGCAGAATTAGAAAACAGAATTAAACAACTTGAAAAATAATGGCTTGGAGTGATGTACAATTAGAGCAAATGGTAAGTTTTAACGATGCTTCCTCAAGTGGTATTCCACTTAATTCAGGGCAATCGCATTCTTATACTGGGCAATGTATGACTAAAAGTGATATAACAACTAAATACGCTGTTAATACATCTTTAATGAATGCTTTTACTGGCTCTGGAAATCAATTAGTTCCAAAGAAAATTTGGTCTTATATAGCATTTTCAAGTTGGTACACTAATTCGGGAAGCTCAAGTGCGTCAACAAGTGGAACGGTAACTATAATAGGTGCGTCAATAAGAGTAAAAGCATTTTCGACAATATACACAGGTTCTGGAGCAACTTTGACAACAACAATAAACATAAACGGAAATATTTATAGTGCCTATCAGGCTGGGCTTGGAACAACAAACTCTTCAACTTTCGACATAGGTCCTGGAACTTATTATTATAGTGTAAGTTGTAGTTTTACAGGTTCTGGAGCTTACCAAGGTGGAATTTCTTATACAATACTTTAAATAATAATTAAAAACAAATAAAATGGTAAATTTTGAATGGGTAACTAACCCGCTAGATTGTGTAATTGATGACGATGGATTATCAAACGTAGTTAAAACAGTTCATTGGAGATTAATTGGAACAGACGAGAATGGGGTTTCGTCAAGTGTTTACGGAGCTGCAAGTTTCCCAAAACCAGAAGCAGAAGGATATATTCCTTTTGAAGACTTAACTCAAGAAATTATTTTAGGATGGTTACAAACTGTTTTGGATATTCCCGCTTTTGAAAAACAAATTGAAGACGCAATTTACTTAATCAATAATCCAGTAATGGTGCAATTAAGTTTGCCAAGCGAAGAGGTTATTGTTGAGGAAGTTTAATAATTAGTTTACAAATTAATTAATAAATTTTATATCTTTACAACTTAATTAAAAATATAACCAAAATGGAAACAAAACAAGCGATTGAAATTTTAGTACAAGTTGCACACTTAGCTCAAAAAGGAGGTTTATTACAGTTACAAGATGCCGTTGCAGTAGCTCAGGCGATTAACGTATTAGCACCAAAGGAGGAAGTTGTAGAAGAAGTTAAGGAATAGTTTTACAATGGAAAATCAGGAGATGAACGATAGATTATTTGAATTAGAGGAAAAAATGACTTCTATCGATAAGAAACTGACTCAAGTTGTTGACGCAATATTAGGAAACCCGCTTACTAAAACTGGCGGGTTTATTAATGATATTCGTGACCTACAAAACAAAGTAAAAGAATTCGAGGATAAATTGGAAAAACACGAAGAGTTTAAAAAACGATTCAGTTGGACAATGGGGCTTGTTGTTGTAGTTGCAGCGGTTATACAATACATCACAAACTTATA